GGGTCACGCCTCGGGTCTGGCCGTTGAAGCGGTAGGCCGTAGCCGTTCCGCCCCGCTGCAAGACCGGGGTCGCGTTGATGACCTCAAAACCCATCCCAATGATACGGTGGCGACCATCACAGAACGAATCCGTGTGGTCGAAACCGTGCGTCGTCGGGGCGGGGCCGACCACCCCCAGATTGAGGGTGTTCCAACGACAGGACGAGTCTGGCAAGTTGCCGTTATCCGACGTGGGATTGGCGACAGTGGTTGCATCGAGGTCTGGCCATGTGCGACGGCCCTCCAAAACACGCGCGATGGTGACAGGTCCCGCTTTGACGCCGGTAATCGGCACCAGGGGGGCAGACACGACATCGAAGCCGCGTCCGCCCACAGCGCAGAACTCTCCACCAGTCTCCTGGTTTATCGGCATGAAGGACACGTTGCAATCCCACTTCAAGGTCCCCGTCGCAGCTGGGGGGGGCCCAAGGGTGATCGTACGTCTCACAAGCTGACAAACAGATCGCGTGCCAGTTCCGTCCGGATAGCCGTCCAGGCGGAACTCTTCGTCGTGGAAGGGATCAAGTGCAGCCGTCAACCAACGGCGTCCAGATTCGGTAATCGGGAGGTCTCCCAGGGCACGGTCCGCGTACTCAAGGTTACGCTTGGCCGAGCCCGGACGGAAGTCCGACTCGAAGGACGCCGGGGCCATAGGCTGTTCGGCACCGAGGAACTCAAACTCTTCCTCTCGTGCCATATCAGAGCGCCCCGGGGGGCACTACTCATAGTCGGCCGCAGCCAGCGCATTGAGCGTCGGACTGCAGACGAGCGCCGGGAGGGCCTTAACCCCCCGGAAGAGCAGCTCCACCTCCTCTATGTCTTGTTGGGAGATGTTGTATCTTCGCGCCATTCGTGGGAGTGCTTGGGCCCGGATGATGGGGCCGCACTTCGGGGACATGTGTGGGAGCACCCGAGGCTTGTACGGGTTCTCAACCAGGTCAGCCCACCCGAGCGGGAGCGTCTCGTCTTCGCGATAAGCTCCCGCGTACGGGTTGGCGACTCTTCTTCCGTCCCAACGCTCCGAGAGCCGTCGGAGCGTTTCCACGAATTCGCCGAGGATGGGGTATTCCCGTGGTATTCCTCGAAAGGATCTCCACATGGCGTAAGCCATCCGTCGGGCCGCCCTCCTGGAGTCCTTGGTTCGGGTCAGGAGGGTCAGCGGTCGCATGGATTTCCCCAGTTTGAT